TGGCAGTGATTCAGTGAGTTCTACTAATCTGAATTATAGTATCAACACAATCCAAAGTGTTATGTTTAATGTATTTGTATTAAAGTAAGTACCTACAAAGGATAAGTATCCTACTTATTATTTAATATTATTCAATTGGAAGAGTACAGATGATTGTTTTTAAACTTTTAAATTTTAAATAAAATGGAAGAAAAAGTAAATAAATTTGTAAATCAAAAAAGAAATTCATTACCTCATTCAATTGATGATGAAGATTTAGATTCATTAAGTAACGAATCTGGTTTTACAAAACAAGAAATTAAAGAAGCTAATCAAGAAATAGAAGATTTTTGGAAAAGAGAGGATGATTAAAGAAATAGGTTTTTTGATATTTTACCTAATGTGAATGAATCCCAAGAAAATCAGCCAGTAATGGTTACTGTAGATGGTTAATAACCGTAAGTAGATAACTGATGAAGTGTAGGTTAATGTAATTCACATAAAAAAGTTGTAGTAAAAAATTGTTGTCAGCGCAAGACTGAGTGGGGGCTAACCTGTAAAAGGGTTTAATTTAAACAATAATGAAAGCCCTGACATAGGCGTGTAAGTCTATTGGTTTATTACTACAAATGTGTTGTTAATCATTTTGTGTAACCTTTATGGTATGAAATACACCTCAAACAACCTACATTCTTTTAATCATTATTTAAACAATTTAATTAATCAAATCAATATGGAATTATTAGCACTTTTAGGAGTAATGGCCTTAATACCATTATTTATTCTCTACTCATCATTTGCTTGGGGTTATGTAAGCTCAGTTATTTATACTTGGTTTATAATACCAGTATTTACAAATGCACCTACTTTAACATGGTTACAATTAGCAGGTATAATGTTTTTCATTAACTGTTTTGTACATAATGGTAATACATTAGCTTACTTAAAAGATGAAGTAAAAGATACATTAACTGGAACAATAACATCTATTATTGCTCCTTTTCTAGTTTTATTTGGAGCATGGATATTTAAAGTATTTTTATATTAAGAACTTTCAACTTAAAACAAAACAATATGATAACATTTTTATGGATGCTATATTTAGCATTTACAATATTCGCATCTTATATTACAGTAACAAATGATTGGGATGTCTTAGTAAGACCTCTTCAAAAGAGGAAGTATCCAGAGTTATACTATCATAACATAATTTGGATTATTATGATTTCATTACTTTGGTCTATTTGGTACTTTTATTATTTACATTAAATTAAACCCCATTAAATATGAGAAAATGTATATGTTTCGCTTACTATAATAATAATCAATTTTTAGGATGGTATTCGGATAGTTTCGGTACTATAACCAAACGTAGTTCTAAATTATATGGTTATTCAGAAAGTCAATTAGAAATAATCAATAAGAATTTTACAAGTAAAGTAAAACGATTAAAAGAAGAAGCAATGGCTGTAGATTATTCAACTATTGAACTAAGGGTAGTAGAATGTCCCATATACGATGGTCCAAATCCTGAATTTGATAAAGACGTTTATGATAAAGCTGTACAAGAACGTAAAGATTTATTAATAAAATTCTTAGCTCAAAGCGGTATAGACTATTATTTAGACAGTCCTTCTACGCAAAGAAGTTCTTTAGTTAAAGAATTTGAAAAGAAACATCCAAGAGTAATTGCTAATAATTGGATACATGCTGATTACGATAAAGTCCAAGAATGGGCTTCTAACGAACCTACAATATTTTTAAAGGTATTAAAACCTCTTGAATAATGCTATGGATAAAAAAGAAAAGGCTAAAAAGAAAGCAGAAAATACTCAAATCCGAAAACAAAAGAAAAAAGCTATTAACGCTAAAAGAAAACAAGATTATCAAGATAGTTTAATCGATTGCCCATTCGATGTAGAAATGAATGGATTACACGGTACTTGTACTTGTGGAGGTTATAATAGAAATTCTTGTGCTGGTGATATTTAATATGGTGTAGGTAGTTCAGCGGTAGAACCGAGTTTCGTGAGTTCGAATCTCACTCTACACCCTTCTTAAAAAAATAATCAACTAAAAAATATTCCGTCAACATGAAACAACAAAGAAACGTGCGTGAATTATGGAATGTAGTATACACGCAATTAAAGAAAACAGATATCTCACTTAGCAGCTCTGATTGGGCTGAATTCTATAGTATTGGAGGTAATCTATCTAACACAGAATATCATGAATGTCACTGCGATTGGTTAGAAGATCTAATACTAAAATACAACTTACACGGAGCTCAATCTGATTGTGTGTTAAAGGTTATTCATAATCGTAATAATACACCAATGCAGGATACAGAGCTTATGTGGAAACAACCTGGTGCTAGTAAAAATTAAAACAATTAAATATATGACAGTCAAAAAAATAATCAAAAAGAAAGTAACTCCTATAAAAGAGGAATCTGAGCCAGTTTGGCACGATGTGAATAATGAAGAATCGTATCCTGCTGTTACTAAACAGATGATAAGAGATAGTTTTGGTTCTGATTTTACACTTGAATTCGATGATAGAAAGATTTCAGGTCAAATGTCCGAATTACCTCATTGTTGCGGTATTTACGAAATAGGTAATCTTAGTATAGACAGAGTATTTCCTCAAAAAGCTTTTAATGAGCTTATGAACGGATTTTGTGCCGAAGGATTTACTTTATGTGTAAACACTGTCACTACAAGTATATCAGATAGAACATGGGCTTCATTACTCGAAAAATGCCCTAGTTTCACAGAAGTTAAATCTTTTGTAAATCCTAACAGTAAAAACACTATACGGATGTGGATTTCTAACAATTAATTAAATTAAATCAATTAAATAAAAATCAAAATGAAAAAATTATTATTTTTAAGCTTAATACTTTTAAGCTTTTCAGTATTTGCAGAAGATAGCACACTAAAGGTTATTGAGGACACATCACAAGTAACCTTTAGTAAAGTATACAATGATGTTAAAGTAGGTATTAACGCTGTAGCATCAGCTCTTAAAGTAGGTGCAGAACACGTATATGAAGTATTGGTAAGGCAACAAGTTGTTAATGCTATTATATACTGTATACTGTTTTTAATAGGTATAATAGGGCTAATCATATCTTTTAAAGCTTTAATTAAATTAGGGTGGAGTGATAATTCATATTATTCAAATGAATGGGTTAATAAAGGAGGTTATGAAGAATGGAAGAAAACACAGGCAAATGCGTCTAATGTTATTTTTGTTATCTCGGGGTTAATTTCACTTATTGTATTTTTTATAGGAATAATTAATTTAGATGTTATAGTATCTGGGATTATTAATCCTGAATATGGTGCTTTACAAGAGATAATGAGTTGGATTAAATAATATTAATATGAAAAAGTTCTCATTAAACACTTTAAATCTTCTTCTAATAGCAATTTTGTTATTAGCATTAAGTAATTGCGGTCCTTCTGAAAAAGAAGTAAAAGCACATCATCCTGTAATACCGACTGTTCATGAGGAAACTTGTGAACATTACGCCACTAAACAAGTAGAGCAGATACCTTTTAAGATTGTAAAATCTAAGAAAGAAGCTGTAGAAACAACCTATAAACATAAGTTTTCTTTATGGAAAGGCGATTTCGTATTACAGCCCGATGTTAAAACTGTATACTATCTTGTATTTCAAGATGGTACTTATCAAACCGTAGGACTTACTAACTATAGTCTTATAGAAATAGGTGATACAGTTCGATCTCGATACTAAAGTACTTGGGCCCGCCAGGAATTGACGTAAATGTTCAGCGAGTTAATGATCATGGGATGGATTATACTATACATCTAAATGTGTATAAACAACAAACGTAAACAACACAGAAAAAAGCAACACAAACATCGAGGATGTTTTAGCTTTCGTTGAATCGAATACCATTTCTTACGAATTGGTGTAAAACAGTTTTTTCTAGTTTTTCAACAAAAATTAGATGGTGGAGCGCTAACTTAGTTAGCCCTATTACTAATCAATAGCAATATAGATTAAAACCATGTACAAAGTTGTTAACCAGCAATTTGCGGACTCGCCTTCGATGGCGACGGGTCCACTAATACCAATAAACTGTAGGTACAGTCCACTCGTCTATAGAGTGTCACACTAGGCCTGAAAAGCTTAGGCGTTATCCGTTCGAAACGGGTTTGGTAGTCGGTCCATCATTAGGACGCGTTCAAGTGTTAACGTGTAAAACACTTACCGACTGCAATCGGTTTAAAGGGAAGGTCAGTAAATTATAACGCTGCTTACAGTGGGAGACTGTAGCCTTCCCTTTTTTATTTTAATTAATTATGGGAGTTATAAAATTCTTTAGAAGCGCTAGCTCTTATGATACTGCTAGAGATAGGACGGTTGAATCAAATCCCGATCCTTTGAATTTTAAGATAATAAAACATTTAGAAATAAATAATAATTTAATTGTTTGGATTAATTACCCTGATAGTGTAAACTATGAAGGTAATAAAATACTAGTGTTTAATGATTATTCTATTGCTAAATTAAGAAAAAGAAAAAGTGTAGATCCCCATTTCAGTAAATCTAAGAAATTTAAATCACCTTTTGCCAGATTCGAACCTACTAAAAAAGGTTGGGATATGGCTATTAAACTTTGTAAAAAATGAACCCCATAAAACTAACAGAAGAACACAAAACTAAATTATTAGAAATGTGTAAAATATTATTTCCTGAATATACAACTATTCCTAATGATAAAAATCCTAAATTTTTAACAATTAATTGGTTTACAAAACAAGGATATTTTATACATTTAATGGATGATTATGATTTAAAAGAAAATAAAATGATTCATTGGTTTGAATTTTGTATGACACATTTAATTGAAAAATTATTTAATTCGTTTGAAGAAGATGATGAAGAATTTTATAATAGATATATTAATAACGGAGCTTCATTTTATGGAATTGGAGTAAATGAAATTATATTTGTAATGTTAAGTTCACAAAAACATCCAGTAGATTATTTATATGAAGAATTTAAAAAATTAAAATCATGAAAAAATACAAGCACAAAATTACAGGCGATATCGCTGCAATGAGTTCTAATAACTCATCGTTTTATCTTTATGATGGAATGGCTATTCATGCTAGAATAGTAGAAGGTTCAAATGATTGGGAAGAAGTTATTGAAATGCCTGAAAAAGATTATGAGATATTATCTTTTAAAAGTAGTAGAGGTTATTATAGCTTAGATCCTATTCTAAATTGTTATGCATTAGGTGTTGATTGTTATCCTAAGCTTTATCTAGGTTATATGCTTGAAAGACCGCATATTTACGCTATACATGCAGTTAAACGCCTATCAGACGGTGAAATATTCCAAATTGGCGATAGAATAACAGTTCGTTCAAACCCTGGATTAGGTATTCTGACTATTGATGTACTTAAATTATGGAAAGATAAGAGCGGTGAATACATGGGTATGGCAGATATTAGCATAGAGTACATGGAAAAAGCTAGAACCCCTCTCTTCAAAACTGAAGACGGTATTGATGTTTTTGAAGACTCTAGTGTTTATTGTGTAGGAACAAGAGACGGTCATTTATTCCTAAAGCCTGTTAAAGTTATAAAATTTACAGGCTCAAGAACGCATTTAATTGATTTTTCTACTCTAAAAGCAGCTGAAGCCTATTTAGTATTAAACAAGCCTTGTTTAAGTATTAAAGACGTAGATACTATCGCTAAATCATCTACTATAGGTATATACGATGATATGTTAAAACTAGTAAAATCCCGTTTAGGGATAAAGCCGTAGGGCTATAATATGTGTAATTGATACATAGAATCAATTTGTTGTAACTAAAAAGGTTTAGTAATCTAAAAATTATAATAATAACAAACAGGTTCCCCACCTGAGTTTTTAATAGTTTTTGTAATCTTAAACATAAGGATGAAGTTTACTTTTTATTTACATTTACTTTTAAACAAATTTCAATGAAAAAAATACGTTTAATACAAACTAGATTTATTAATCTAAAGGAGCTTAAACCTTCTCAAATTAAGAAAAGAAATTCCCAATTACAAATTAGTTATTCTAATATAATATCAATGGGAATAATGGCTTTTAGAAACCCGCAGATAGTAGGTAAACTACTAATTACTAGTAAAGGTACATATCGTATCATAGAAACTATAGGACCTGTTAGTCGTAGATATTACGGTAAATTCTATGAATATGCGGTGGAAAAAGTTTAATACGGCTCCTATTAAATATTGTGTTAATGAATGGTTTTATATGATGAATAAAGCGGACGTTAACAGAGATTTATTAGGAGTAATAATGATATTTATAGCAGGTTTGATTTTCATACCTTTTGTAGTTATCTATGAAATAATTTTCTATTTATTTAACAAACAAAATTAATAACTTATGAGTAAGTACAACGATTTAAAGGCCAAAATAATGGCTTCAGGTAAAATTACGCCTAATGAAGAGGCTAAACAGCGTGTAGCGCGTTCTAAAATGCAAGCAGCGCGTGTAAAAAGTCTTCAAAATAACTTCGGTTCTTTAGAATTTGTACCTAAAAAAAGTGAAAGAATTCTAGGAGCTATTAACAATTTATTTATAACAAACAGTGAGAAAAACGCTAGGACTATTTTTAATAACAGCGTGTCTATCGTGTAATACAATGCGGGAAAATCAATATAAGGTAGTTGAAAAACAAAAGCTACCTTCTATTGGATTCCGTTACAAATGTATAGACGCTAAAGGAAAAGACTACACAATGTATTCAACTATAGAATACAACAAAAATCAAATTTTTCAACGTAAACAGTAATAACTATGCTGGTATTAGTATTAGTAATAGGAACTATTTTTACTTTAAGTTTAAATACCCTATTCAAAAGAGAAAAAGTAAACAAGGAAGACAGGGTAAATATGCACCCTAACTGGGATTCCTCTCAATCACCTTACTATGAGTAAAATAAAAAGTACTCAGAAAATGATGTGGATACATCTAAGATTCAACAATAGAGCTGTAAAGGTAATAGGCTGGGTAAATAAAGATAGATATGATGAAGTAGGTGATAACGAATATTTAAAGTTTGAAGTACTTCTGTGTAAATTTATTGATGATAACTCTACTATTATAGACGAGAGGATCGATTCAGAAATTCCAGAATTTATACAGAAAACAGACTTATTTCATTATATAGAAAAGTTGGATAAAGATAATTCAAAATTCAATATTAAAGAAACTGTAAATGTAATGGTTTACGGTACTTTAAGAGCTAACGAATACAATCGTAAAAGATTTGTAGACAAATTTGGTACCGATGCTTTCGAAGATATAAAAACCTTAAGGATTAAAGGATTTCAATTAGCTTGTTTAGAGCATAAAGAGTTCCCTTATCTTATTCGCAATGAGCCTACTAGTGTGGTATTTGAATTAACAAGAATATCTAAAGAATGTTATGATGCGATAGTATTAATGGAAGAACAGTCTGGTTATGAAGTTGTTGAATGTGATATCGAAGGTGAAGGTTCTTTTAATGTATTTATACTAGCTGATGAACATAAGAATTTATTCAAAGATGATTTTGAATATGTATTGGACGGCGATTGGTTAAGTAAAGCTACTTTGAAAATGCGTTTAAGCGGTAGTGCTAATAATATATTACATTAACTATAAGGCTATTAATTAAACTGTTGCAACAAAACTGTTGATAACAAATATTATGATTTATTATATCGATAATAACGACAGTTTAGTTAATAGTAATCTTTATCTAAAAGCAACATTAGACGACTTAATTCAATTCTTAGAATCTACTAGTATTATAGGAGTAGATACTGAAACTGAAGGAATGTTTGACTTTAGTAATAGAGTTATTATGTTGCAGATAGGTAATAAAGATAATCAGTATGTGATAGATACTAGAAATGTAGACGTATCGAGATTACAGCCTTATATGGAATCTGATAAATGGTTAAAAATATTTCATAATGCGAAATTTGATTTAAACTTTTTAAGATTCTCATTTGGTTGGAATGTTCGAAATATATACGATACTTTTCTAGCACAATGTCTATTAACAGCTGGTTTTATGGTAAGAGGATTATCTCTTGAAACACTTGTATTGAAATATTGCGATTATCAACTTAATAAAGAAGTACGCAACAAGTTTGTAGGTCTTCAAGGCGTAAGCTTTACAGATTTACAAATTAAATACGGTGCTGAAGATGTAGTCTACTTAGAAACTATAAAAGATAAGCAGTTACTGGAACTTGCTAATTGGGATTTAGGTAAGGTAATGGATTTGGAAAATAAGGCTGTTAGAGTCTTTGCTGATATAGAATATAACGGAATGCGTTTAGATGTCTCTAAATGGCTGGAAATAGCTAAAAAGACCTATATCGGAACCCAAGAGTATGAGAAGAAGTTAAATGAATTGGTATTAAATGATAATCGATTAAAAGAATATCAAGCATATCAAATTGATTTATTTTCTAACGAGCCTAAATTAAGTATTAATTGGGGAAGTTCTACACAAGTCTTACCTATTCTTAAAAAGATAGGATTAGATGTTGAAAGTACTTCAGAGAGAGACATATTAAAGTTTAAGAATAGACATCCTATTGTTTTTAACCTATTAGCTTATAAAAAGCAAAGAAAGTTAAATGATGCATTCGGTGAGAATTTCTTATCTTTTATAAATCCTATTACCCAACGAATACATCCATCATTCTGGCAAGTATTAAGTACTGGTAGAGTCTCTTGTTCTGAACCTAACCTACTCCAAATACCTTCAAAAGGAGAATTAGGTAAAGAAATAAGAAGCGCTTTTATAGCAAGAGAAGGTTACTCTATAGTAGGAGGTGATTATTCAGGTATGGAACTTCGTATCATAGCTGAATTCTCACAAGATCCTCTATGGGTAAATGCTTTCAAAGAAGGTAAAGATTTACATAGTGAATTAGCAGCTTTAACGTTTGATATTCCTTTATCAGAAGTTAAATCGCCTTTACCTGTAAAACCTGATATAACATATCGGGATGTTCAAAAAATAATAAATTTCGGGTTAATAGCTAGCCCCCTTAACTAGTAATAGTTATTGAATAACTCAGAATATCGGTGAAACTCTTTAATAATAAACTATGAAAATAATAAAATGTTGTCGAAATTGTCCTTTCTATGATGGTTCAGATAAAGAAATGGCTATATGTACACATCCAATTTCTAAAAAAAGAGGTGCTTATAATAATATTGTATCACGTAGTCATTTTGGACCAGAGCCTGTAGAAAAATGGTGTCCTATTAAAAAAGATGGTTATACTGAAATAAAAAGAGATGCGTTCGATAGTATAATTTCTAAAATAAAATATATTGTTAAAGACAATACCGAGGGATAGATTAATTAATTTAAGATAATATAATATGTGTTTAACATGTGCTTTTGGACAAATGTCTAAAAAAGATAAAAAGAAGTTATTTAAGTACTCAAAACATAAAACGTACTTACATACTCAAGATAATCGTTGTATTCAATTGTCTGAGGTTCAGATTGATGAAATTATTGAACATGCCCTATATGTAATGGCTACAGGTGTAGACCTGTCATGTGATATATGGGCAATTCAATGGGATAACGATTACAAAGTTAAAACAATTAATTTAGCTGATTTAAAAGTAACTTAATATGGAAAATTTTAAGTTTGCAAATGATTATATTGCACAAAATAACTTACAGAATACATTACAAGCTATTGCAATTAAAGAATTTGCTATATGCTTAGATTCACAAGTAATTAATAAGCCCGTAGAGACTACCAATGAGCAACCTTTATATAGTAATCTAGAAGAATGGTTTAAAGATCAAATAGAAGAAATAAAAGATAAATATGGTTATATGCAAAAGCATTTTACACCAATGGCAAGAATAGTAAATAATGATAAAATTATTATGCTGTTTTGTGGTTTTGAATTAATTCTTTTACCTGATGGAACTTATATTCTTACAGATACTACTGGAGGTTGATAGTATAGTCCGATCTGCAACTATATATAAAATTGCAGCTAACAACGTATGTAGCATACGGAATGAGTGCTTTTAAACTTTCAGATACATTAAGTATTAGTAAAGAAGAAGCACAAGCTATTATTGATAAATTCTTTAAAGTAGTACCTAAAGTACAATCTTTTTTGAATGCTCTCGGTAATTTAGCTAAAAAAAGAGGTTATATTAGAACTGGATTACCTTTTGGTAGAATAAGGTTCTTTGAAGGATATAACGAAAGATCAGATCTAAAACGACAAGGTGAGATAGAGAGAGCTGGGAAAAATCAACCTATTCAGGGATCCAATGGCGATATTATCAAGCAAGCTTTAGTTTCAATTAAAGAAACTATAGATGATAATAACTATCCAGTATTTATTATTAATTCAATTTATGATGAAATTCTAACTGAATGTGAAGATTCCTTCGCAGAAGAATGGAAATTAATTATGGATGATTTAATGATAAAAGCGGCTCAAGTAGTGCTGAAAGAAACACCTGTTGTTGTAGATTGTCAAATATCAGAATATTGGAAAAAATAAATTAATTCAATGGAAAAAGGGAATTTCGGAGTAATATCCTTTTATGAAAAAAATGGTGTGTGGTATAAAGATCAAAGGACGGCTTGTTTTAGCGGTCTTAGCGGTTCTTATTTTTATTCAAAAGTTCCTTTAGATTTTATTAAATCAAGTTTGGTAAATGTTACACCTAATCGTATTACGAATGATAAGTTGTATATGAACTATATCAGACCTTTTGAAGTATTTGATGAAGTTTATGTTTTAATAGATCATACTAAAGGATTAGTATCGGAAGATAGTTTGAATAAGTTAATTGAATTAGTTAATGAAATAACTCCTTGTAAAATAATTAAAAAGACTATATCTATAGAAGAAATATCTCATGATGATATATATTTTAAATCTTATTTAGACAAGGAGTTACTTTTATTAAAATTTGATTTATTAAAAACTTACGATCAAAATTTAATATTGTTAAATTTTATAAGAAATTATTGGTATAGTCCTAAAGACGATTATTCTAAGAACTTCTTTGAACTTTTGAATAATAAAGAGTTTTGTAAATTTAGAGATCCTTTGAAAATACTTACAAATGCTAATAAAGAAGCTTGTAGGCTAAATAATGTAATGCATTCTCACGGACATTCTAATACACAACCGCATAACCTTTTAAAGGTTAAAACAAAACAACAATTACTGGATTACGCTGGTTTTTCAACACGATCATTTTTAACAACATAGAAAATGAAAAAAACAAATAATTTAAAAAAGAAAATTACACATTTCAGGTCTAAGATAAGGTCTAGACACCCTTCGCACAGAGTATTAAGAACTGAACTAGCTTTATTACCTGTAAAAAGTGTAATTAGGCTTGGTTCAACAACAGAGTTACAAGATACTGTTGCTAAAGGAGGTAATCGTATTGAAATTAATACGGTAGAGTCTATTAAGAATAGTATGGATAAGCTTCGTATGAAGAAATGTTTTACTCAAGGAGCTGTTAAAACCGCTGATTGGTATACTACCTCTAATGGTATAGGCTTTAATGGAGATAGTATTCAACCTGCAATTAGTGTAGAGCAATTATCTTATCCTTTAGTAGCTAAACATAGATTCGGTAGTCGAGGTAATGGTAATACTCTTCTAAAAACTCAAGCTGAATTAGAAGCTTGGTTAAGAGGTAAGACTTTAGAAAATTATATATTCGAAAAGTTCTACTCTTATGATAGAGAGTACAGACTCCATGTTACTAAAGAAGGATGTTTCTATACTTGCAGAAAACGTTTAAAACTGGATACTCCTGAAGAAAATAAATGGTATCGTAACGATTCTAATTCTGTATGGATAGTACGGGATAATGAAGCATTTGATATACCAGTTAACTGGAATACTATTGAAGAGTATTGTGTAAAAGCTTTGAATTCAGTAGGATTAGATTTCGGAGCCTGTGATGTACGCGTTCAAGCAACTAAAGATGGTAAAGGACGTGTTCGCCCTGAGCCTGATTTTATTGTAGTTGAAATTAACTCAGCTCCTAGTTTTGGAGATATTACAACTCAAAAGTATCTGGAAATTTTACCTAAATTAATCATTTCAAAAAAACAATAATGGAAGAAGTTTTAAAAATTTATGTATCAGGTTATGGAGGTAATCATTATATCAAATGGATAACTGGTATAAATACTGAATTAGTAGATTCTATTGAAGAAGCTGATATAGTATTATTTACAGGAGGTCAAGATATAAGCCCTGCTTTGTACAACGAACGTTGTAGCCGTTTAACCTATTTTACCCAAGGTAGAGATGATCGTGAAGTAGCTGATTTTACTAAAGCTAAAGAATTAGGTAAAGGGTTTATAGGTATTTGCAGAGGCGCTCAATTACTATGCGCTTTAGCTGGAGGTAAACTTATTCAAGACGTTACAAGACATTGTGGAAATCATCCTATCGAGTTTAAAGACGGTGAATTAACAATGACTAATTCATTACACCATCAGATGATGTATCCATATGATATGGAATCTGGTAAGTATGAATTACTGGCTTGGACTCCTAAGATAATTTCATCTAGTTTTTTAAACGGTGATGATATGCCTGTAGACTTACCTGAAGATTTCAAAGAGCCTGAAGTAATATGGTTTCCTGAGATTAAAGGATTTGGTGTTCAAGGACATCCTGAAATGATTGGATCTAATCATCCATTTACCCGTATTTTATCAAGTTATTTAATTAAATATTTTAATGGCACTAGCAGTCAGAACATTCGGACAGAAATTGATTCTAGAGAAGGAATTTAATAAGATAAAATCTTCTAATATAAAAGATTGGGAAAAATATAATTCATCTGAACCTAAAAAGTGGAAAGAGGCTGAAAACAATTACCAACCTTTAACAGGAATGTGTGCTCAAGATGTTAGAGATACTTTTAGTGAAGTCGATCATTGGTTATTTCACATACCTTTAAAAGCCGTTAGTATAGGTAAAACAGATGAAGAAAAAATACAAGCTTTAGTTAAATGGTCTGAATTTCTAATAGGATGGGGATTTCCCATCTCTTTTGAAAAAGAAGGTGATTCTATTAGAGTAATATCCGCTGAAAAATTAAAGGAGTTATATACTGTTACTGTATTTGCTCAAAAATCTTCAGTAGTTATAGATTCATCTAATCAACATTCTATACTTGATAGTAATTATGTTACAGTAAAATGTGTAAATAAGGATTATAAAAGTCAATTACATCTATATGCGACTTGGGCTCTGTTTAGATATATCTATACTACAGAAGAATGTAATAAGATAGACGAATACGTTAAACGTAATTATAGAGGTAACCCTAATACTATAGGTATAGTGCCTCTGTTTTTTAAACTTATCAAAGACTATCCTGAGGAGAATACTTGGGACTTATTATCAGCAGCTTGCTATATAGCACCTGTTTTAAAAGATGTGTTCTATGATAATTACTACGGGCATTTAACTACAGGTTGGTTATTACCTAATTTAGATGTTTATCTAAAAAGTATATGTAATCCTGAAAACAGTCGTATATCTTCGTTAGATATAGCTAGGCATAGTATAGTATTTTACAATAAAACAGAGTCTATAGCAAAACAAGAAGGTCTAGCTAAAGTAGAATTAAAAAGAATTCTCAATAAGAATCTTGTACCCGCTTTCATAAAAAAAGTCAAATTAATTAATAAATCAAATCCAACAGGAAATAAAACATATGTCAGTTAAAAAAAATAAAATAGGAATTGTCGGTTGGAAAACAGGTGATAATTCTTTTGGTGTTACTTTAGCATATCTAAAATATTTCTCTTATCTGGGAGATGTTGTAGTTTTAGGCGTTAACGATAACATTGTAGAAGATTTAGATCTACTTGTATTACCAGGCGGTAAAGATGTTAATCCTTTACGTTACGGTCAAAAACCTGATTTATGGTGCGGTGATCAAAACTTATGGTTAGAGCATTTTGATGTTAATATATTACCTAAATATATTGATAACGGCACAAGTATAATAGGAATTTGCAGAGGATTGCAAACAATTAACACTCATTTCAAAGGTACTTTGGAGCAACATCTCTATAACCATCCTACAAGTAAATCTGATGAACGATATCAACTAGTTCACGATGTATTACAAGTTACAGCTGATAGAAACAGCGGTCAGTATACAACGATGTTGAATCATTTTGAAGGCGCTGATGTTAAATTTGAAGTAAATTCTTTACATCATCAGGCTATTGATAAATTAGGTGAAGAATTGGAAGTTTTAGCCAGACGTTCTGTTCGTAAACAAGGTAAAGATTACCTTTACGAAATAGAAGCTATTAGACATAAAACATTACCTATAGGAGCTGTACAATGGCACCCTGAAGAAATTTATGATGATTTCTCAGCTGAATTAATTAAATCACTTTTAAACAACCAACGCTAATGATAATAGATAAAAAAAGCGTAACTATAGGATCTGATCCTGAATTTTTCATTAAAAATAAAGATAGTGAAATTGTTTCAGCTATCGGTATTGTAGGCGGAACTAAAGATGAACCTAAACCTTTAGATAAAGAAGGTTATTTTGTTCAAGAAGATAATGTAATGGTTGAATTCTGTATACCACCGTCCAAGTCTTCAAGGGAGTTAATTCTAGGCATAAATACAGCGCTACTTTTAATAGAAGGTAGATTAAACACGCAAGGCTATCATAAAGCCGTATGCGCATCCGCTGAATTTGACTTAGAAACACTTATTCAACAACCTAAAGCAATGGAATTCGGATGTGATCCTGATTTCAACGCTTATACAGGTATGATTAATAATGTAAATGCCGATCCTTTTACTACCTTACGTACAGCAGGCGGTCATATTCATATTGGATATGATAGCCATTCAGAGCCTGTGAATTTAAAGATTATTAAGGCCATGGATTTGTTCCTAGGAGTACCGTCAATACTTATGGATTCTGATAAAAGAAGACGTGAGATTTATGGTAAAGCTGGATGTTTCAGGCATAAGAAATACGGTGTGGAATACCGTGTGCTATCTAATTTCTGGATCTTTAACTCAGTTTTAATCGACTGGGTTTATGAACAAACTCTGAGAGCTATTGATTTTATCAATAACGGTAATTTAAATGATAGTATTGATTTTCAATTGATAACACGTGCTATCGATACACAAGATGTTGACTTAGCTTCACAGCTAATTAAACAATATAATCTAAGTGTAGTAGAAGTAGGTGTAAAAACAGAAGAATATGCTTAAAAAAGAAAGTCCTTTAAAGAAAAGACTGACTCGTATATTTCTATACGATGATGTATTAGATCCTTCTACAGAAGAATACAATGATTTAATCTCCAAAAGTGTAGATGAAGGAATGGCTCATCCTTGTAGAGCTATTAGCGGTGTAATATGCAAAACTGAAGGAGATGCGATCTATGTTAAGCATAATAGTAGAGATTACGGTCAAGGTATCTATGGATTACGTATTGAGGTAACTGATGAGCAGTTAACTAAAATAAATAAATTTTATACAGATAGAGGGTTTTTACCTCGAATTTGGGATACTTTTATTTATTACACATTATCACAAGAATTAGAGTCTTCTAATGATGTAGAACTGGAGGATGTTACGAACTGGATGGAGCATAAGCAATATCTAAAAGATATTAAAGCTAATCCTAACGGTACGGAAGAGTTGTCTTTAGACAGTCTTAAACCAGACTTAAATAATGCTAATATGGCTGAAATGCTGGAAGAGGGTTATACTTTAAGCCAGGCTAGAAAACATTCTAAACCAAGAAATGATCCTAAAAACATAGGTGGTAGAGAATTTTTAGAATTAATTAAAAATCAACACGCTATTACAGTTAAAAAGCCCGTGGATAGTACCAGTCGGAGTATTAGTGCTAGTTGGTATAAATCTCCAGGTATTGAAGGACGTCCTATTATGGTAGATCTGTCTAATCCCATGACCCCTGAAGAAGCAGTAGAAGGCTTACCTCAAGATACGGAAAATAGCAATACTCTAGCTTCAGCTGAAGCGTTTAATCAAGCTTCCTTAACCGAAGCTCTGACTAATCTTTATAGTGTTTATGCTGAGAATGCTAGGCCTATTGAATCAATGGAACATCCTGAAGAATTAAACCTTGAAAATTAATGTGTGGATTAGTAGGATATAACGGCAGTGAACGTTACAACATAGATAAAATCAAATTACTAATGCTGTATAATGAGTCTAGAGGTAAGGATTCTTGTGGATTCTATACCAACGCTAGAGAATACGGTATTACAAAAGTGTTAGGTGAAGCTAGTAAAAATCTTTTACCAGTTATTACAATACCTAACGGTACTTCATACATAGGTCATTTACGTGCTGCTAGTGTAGGCTTACCTAAAACCAAAGAAAGTTCCCATCCTTTTAGAGAAGGTCATATAATAGGAGCTCATAATGGTAAAATAGATAACTGGCGTGAAATTTTAAAAGAATTCGAATTACCTTCGGATATTCAAGTAGATAGTCATGCTTTATTTGCAGCTTTTGCTAAAAGTACTCCTATTAATGTTATTAAAGGAAGTGAAGGAGCTGCGGCTTTAATTTGGATTGATGTAGAAACACCTGATATAACTTATTGTTATAGAAGCTCTGAAAGACCTTTATTTAGAGGTATGATTGGAGAAGGTATGTATATATCATCAATGGAAGAAGCTTTAAAGGCTATAGAATGTACTTCTATCAAGGAATTTAAAGAAGGTTATTTATATACTTTAGAAGGTGGTAAAATAAAAGATCATAAAGCCGTTAAAATGAAAACTAAGGTTTATGAGCATTATTCATATAGTACGGATAATAATACATCGCATATTTCTCACAGAGTTCATCACGGCCAAGCCGCTTTACCTTTAACTAATATCATAGGTAAATCTGAATTAGATAAAATAGACTTTATTAACGATAGATACAGCAATAGCGGAATCTATAAGAATAAATATAATTTTATTACTTTTAAAGCTAAAACACCAATAGTTCAGCAGGCGAGTACTAAAGAACCTGAGACTTCAAAACCAATAATTAAAATTTCAAAAAATCAAATAGTACAGATGGATAATAACAACAGCGAATATGAGAAATCAGTATTAGAAAACCAAGATGGTTTAGGTATAATAGCTTGCTTTGATTCTCTTTTAGAAGATTTAAATACTTTAAAGGAGATTAGTGGTAATTTTACATCACATCAACAAGGTCTAATAGCTGCTATTGAAAATAAAATAAAAAACAAATCTTCACAAGTATTTGGAGAATATGTGGACAGGGAATTTAAAAAATCTTTATAATAATGGCTGTTGAAAATAAAGAAGTTGATGTTCCTAAACATCATGTAAAAACAATTGGAGAAACGATAGAACTTAGAAAAGAATGTAGGTTAATTAAAGGTAATTACCATTTAGTTGGCCGAGATTGTTTCTTTATTCGAGGTAAATATACTTCAATTTACTATAATAAGCTAGCTATAGACCATAATACAGGTGAATATGATAGAAGAGATAATCTTACCTCTTGTATTGTAGGATTTGATCCTGTAAATAATAAACTAATAAAAGGCTATGCTTCAAATGTTACAGGTGATTTTACAATTACTGATGGTAACGGAGATCGATTGACTGTAAGTAATGAAAAAGTCTTTAAAACAATTCCTCTTGAAGAATGTGTTTTCTCTGGAGAGTGGTTTATAAAAGGACATTCGCCTTATAAAAAACCTTTGAGATGGGATAGAAATCTAAATCAGTTTAACTGTTCAGATTCTCTAAGACGTAATTTCAGTAAAGTAAGTCTAGGTGAAAGTAGCTTAAGTCATAAAGCTTTTAATTCTTTAAAATATTCATTTGGAGTAGAGCTTGAAACTTCTATGGGTATTGTAACTCCTAAAACTGTAATAGAAAAAGGATTAAACATACATTGTGAAAGAGATGGTTCTATAGGAGCTGGAGAATATGTGACAGGTGTTTTAACAGGTGATTCTGGTCTTTTGAACTTAAAAAAGACTTGTATAGAATTATCTAAAAGAACTTCTGTTGATTTAAAGTGTGGTACTCACGTACATATTGGAGGAGCTAACTTCAATGAACAGTTTAATATTTTAGCGTATATTTTAGCGTTAAAAATTGAAAAGTCATTGTTTGCAGCTTTACCTGTTACACGTAAGATGGGATATCACCCTGATACAGGTAATTTAGGGGATAACGTTTACTGTAAACCTATTCCAAATTTGTACGGAGGTAGTGTAGATGTTATTACAAGAGCCTTTGACGGCTGTAGTACTGATGAAGGATATTCTGGTAGAGTAAATAAGCTTTATGATAGATTCTTTGAATGGATAAGTTGTGGTATTAAAAGATCTAGCGTTTCATCTAATCCTTTTACAAAGCAACATCCTAAAGGCCCTAAATGTGGTTATGTTAAAGATACCCCTAGATATTGTTGGTTAAATTTTGTACCTTCAAACTTTAATACTAGAGGTAATGGAACACATACACTAGAGTTTAGAGCTTTCAGTGAAACAACTAACTACTTAAAAGTTAAAAACTGGGTAATGTTCTCAATGGCATTTGTTTATTTTGTTGAAAACAATATGAGAGCTATTATAAGCAGTGGTGAGATAACTATTATAGATATCTTAAAAGCAGCTTATGGTAGTAACTCACCTGTTGTAGACTATTACAAACGTAGAATAGCTTTCTTCGAAGAGGATCATGCTAGATGCCAGGGTGTTTCTAAATTACCAACTAGATTACTTAAAGAAAGTGATTTTGAAGTAAGTTTTGATGAAGATTTAACCTTAAAATCAATAGTAAATGGAGAATAATACAATCATAGTTGTAAAACCTAAAGGTAAGAAACTTCAGAAAAACTATTATAACACTTTAAAAGTTATACATAAAACTTTTAAAAATCCTGTTAGTATAGGGTTTATTCATAGAACTTTTACCACTAAAACTACTAATTTCTACAAAGGCTATGACGAATTCGGTGACTTTAGTCGAGCATTAAGTGGACTAGCTGTACATAGAAACGATGAAGTTGTAGTATGTTTTAGAGAAATAACTGATTACGAATTAGCTACCGATGATTTAAAAGAATCTATTAGCTATAATAGGCAGAATAGTCAACCTTTCATAGTCAGTAGTTTTGATAGGGATACTCAAGACAAAGGAGAGCTGATAGGCTTACAAGCCGCAGTATTCGTAGCTAGAGGCGGTGATCTTTATAGTCCTTGTAGAGCGCATTCTCAGATTATAGATAGGCCTTCTAAAGGATCTTATTGGTACACACCTGCTTACTATTTTCATAAACTATTTTTTAACTTTGATGTTATAAATACTCTTTATGAATTGTTTCAAGGTCAATCTTCTGATAAGTTCAGACATAGAAGTTCAGCTCTCAATTTATATGATTTATGTATAGTAACAACAGCTGGAGGTGTATTAATGACTGGACCTAATTGGACTACTGATGCTCACGGTATAGTTTACTCTACTAATATTAAAAAGCTTAGTACTAAAGCTGTTAGCGAACAGGCTAAATTTATTGCCATGAGCTAATAAAAAATAACTACTTTGGATGTATCTTTGCAACTTTTTAAGTTGAAAAAGGAGGATAATGAATAATAATTCAAACAAAGTTACATCTGAAGTAGTTACCCCTTGGGGTGAAATTGGTTACATTACATTTAAGAGAACTTACGCTAGGAAATTAAAAGACAGTAATTCTACTGAAGAGTTTCCAGATGTCGTTGAGAGAGAATTAAATGCGTGTAAAAAACAGCTAGGGTTACAGTTTTCAGAAGAAGAAATCGAGGACTATCGTAGAACTAGATTAGGGTTAAAGTGGTCTACAGCAGGTAGATTTATGTGGCAATTGGGTACAGATACGGTTAATAAGTTAGGATTACCTAGTTTACAAAACTGTGCTGGAGTAGTTGTAGATCATCCTATTAGGCCTTTTACATGGGCATTTGAAATGCTTATGTTAGGATCAGGTGTAGGATATAACATTCAACGTGAATATGTCTATCAGCTACCTAAGGTTAAGAAAAAGGTGCGAATAGAAAGATTAGATACTAAAGACGCTGAATTTATAGTACCTGATACTCGAGAGGGTTGGGTAAAGCTATTAGGAAAGGTTTTAAAGGCACATTTCTATTCAGGTGAAGGATTTACCTTCTCCACACAGTTAATACGTGGAAAAGGCGCTCCAATCAAATCATTTGGAGGATCTGCTAGCGGACCCGAAGATTTATGTTGGGGTATTAATGAAATCCATAAGATTTTGAATGCTAGAAGCGGTCAACGTGTAAGGCCTATAGATTGCTTAGATATTATGAATATCATAGGATTTATAGTAGTTTCAGGTAATGTACGTAGATCTGCTCAAATAGCAATAGGAGATCATGATGATTTAGAATTCTTAAAAGCAAAACGTTGGGATTTAGGTTCAATACCTAACTGGCGTTCAATGAGTAATAATTCTATAGCCTGTGACGATATTACAACAGTTCCTAATGAATTTTGGGAAACTTACAATCAAGGCGAGCCTTATGGATTAATAAACCTGAGATTGGCTAGAAATTGCGGTAGATTAGGAGAGGTTCACTATCCTGATCCTAATGTAGTAGTATTCAATCCTTGTGCTGAACAAAGCCTTGAGAACTATGAAACATGTTGTTTATCAGAAATTTACTTACCTAATATAGAATCTAAAGAAGAGTTCTTTAAAATTCTTAGCTTAACTTATAGGGTAAATAAACATTCTTTAAATCTACATTGTAGTATAAAAGAAACAGAGTCTATAGTTCATCGTAATCAAAGGATGGGTATAGGAGTAACAGGTGTTTTACAAGCGTCTGAAGAGCAGTTAAGTTGGCTAGCGGATGGATATTCGTATTTAAGAGAATTGGATAAAGAATATTCAGCCTTTAAAGGCTGGCCTACTTCTATTAAATTAACTACTATCAAGCCGTCTGGTACTCTTTCTTTACTAGCAGGTGTTACACCAGGAGCACATCCTAATCCAGCAGGTCCTTACTATATACGAACTATTCGTATAGCCGCTAATAGTCCGTTATTAAGTGTTTGTAAAGAACATGGTTATAAGATTGAGCCTCAATTAAACTTCGATGGTTCAGCCGATAACAATACCATGGTAGTGTCATTTCCTTGTAAAGTACCTGAACATACTCCAGTTGCAGCTACATTTGGCTGGAAACAACAATTGGAAATTGTAAAAAGGTTACAGTCCGAGTGGAGTGATAATTCCGTTAGTTGTACTGTGTACTATAATAAAGAAGATTTACCTGAGATAAAACAATATCTTGCGGAAAATTATAAAGATAATTTTAAAACATTATCTTTCTTATTATATCACGGACATGGCTTCGTGCAAGCGCCTTATACTACTATTAGTAAAGAAGAATACGAAGAGCAGATAAAAACTGTTCGTAAGATTACTTCGGTAAATGTATCTGAAAACGATTTCGACTTACAAGATTGTGATAACGGAAGTTGCCCAATAAAATAAATATATGGATTTTAAAGAATACCAAGAAAAAGCGCTGGAAACAGCGGTGTACGGAGCTGGTCATAAAATTATCTATCCCGCTTTGGGATTAGCTAATGAAGCTGGTGAAGTATTAGGAAAAATCAAGAAAGTATTACGTGACAATGATGGTGAATTTACCTTAGAGCTGAGACAGTCTATAGGTAAAGAAATGGGAGATGTTCTATGGTACATTGCAGCTTTATCTTCTGATATCGAAATTCCGCTAGATCAAATTGCGGCTGAGAATATCCAGAAGTTAATAGACCGTAGAAATAGAAATCAAATCCACGGAAGTGGAGATAATCGCTAATTATGAGTGTAATTAATCAGGCTGAAACTACGCCTAAACCACAACAAGTCAAAAAAAAACCAACATCTTCAGAAATTGAAGATTTGTTAATTTATTTATTCTTAGAAAATCCTGATCTAAGATATAAACCTTATAAAGTAATTCAAGATATAATGAAGGAAAAACACGATATAGTTGTTACTTCATCTGATCTTAGATTATTCTATGAGCCTTGTCTTCATTTCGAACTAGAAAAAATCGGTTCTCAAATCGATGATGATCTAGTAGAAGAAGACTTTTTTGATAGTTATTAAATTATAAATATGACAAGTACACTAAACATTCGTAAAAAGGCTACTCGCCTTGAACTAAACCGTTCAATCTTTGTTAAAGAACCTTACTCTACATCCCGACAAGCTACTATCTCCACGTCTTTACGTAGATTAGCTTGTAATATGGGTCCTTGCGTAAAGTTCAAGGTATCTAAAACTAAGAATAATAATTTCAAAGTAACTCGCGTTAACTAATGATTCTTAGTGTTGATATAGATTTATTAAGAAAATATAAGATTACTTTTAATCAGTATTTTCTCTGCTATCTTATCACACAAGGTTATTATGATGAGTTACAAGCTTATCTAACCGATTCAGGTAAATTTGAAGCTAAAGATATAGAAACATTGGAGAATAGAGGGTTTTTAATAAATCTGAATAAATCTGATGAGTATTATATCGATAAGCTTCAAATTACCGAATCTTTTATGGAGCTCTGTGAAATAGGTAAATTCAATACCTTTTTTCAAGAATTCTGGGAAGTATTTCCTATAAAAACTCCTAAAGGAAGACGGTTAAAACAAGCTTCTAAGCATAAAATTGAAAAGAAATATAATAGCTTAGTAAAAAAGGACGTGTCACTACATAAGCACATTTTAAAGTGCTTAAATTACGAATTAGAAGAAAGACAGAGAACAGGTAATCTAGAATATTTACATAATATAGAAACCTGGTTAAATAAAGAAGGTTGGAAAGCCTATGAAGACGGTGATTCTGAATCATCTATAAATTTATATGGAGGGGAAATACTTTAATGGAAAAACATGAAAAAATCATGAAAGACCTTAACCTTATCCATATAAAAGAAGCTACTAGAGATATATTAGATTATATAGATAAACGTAGAAAAGGCCAGATAAGAAGCCTTAAAACACGTTGGACTAAGTTTAATAAACAGTACGGAGGTATAGAATGGAATACGTTTTATACATTCGCTGGAGTATCGGGTAGTGGTAAAAGTAGTATAGTTAATGAACTTGAAACTTCTTTATTTGATTTTAATCAAGGGGAAGATTTCGTTGTTCTTAGCTTGAACTATGAGATGATGAGTTCTAGGCAAGTAGGAAGAAAACTTTCTTCTAAAGTGCAGAAATCTGTGAGTGAGTTGTATAGTAAAGTGGTTAATATAACCGATGAAGAATATTCGCGTATTCAACAAGAGGCTAAAGCTATTGAAAACTATAAAATTTATTATTCAGAGATTCCTGATACAGTTAACGGTATAAAAACGTTAATAGAAAAATTCTGCGAATATCACGCAGGTAAGGGCGTTATAGTAATGTTAGATCACTCTAGGTTAGTTAGAAGTGTAGTCGGTAAAGACGAAACTCAAACCTTAAATGATCTTGCTACAATGTTCATGATATTGAAAAAACAGTTTAAGCTAAGCTTATTCCTAATATCACAATTAAACAGAAATATTGAACAAGCAGAGCGCTTACAAAATCCTGTAGGGCATTATCCTATAAGAAGTGATTTGTTTGCTAGCGATGCTATATATCAATGTTCTGATTACGTATTTGTTCTACATAGACCTGAGATTTTAAATATCCCTGTCTATGGTCCTCATAAATTACCTACCGCAGGAATGGCTTATCTACATTGTATTAAAGCTAGAGACGATGAACCTATAATCATCAGTCTTAAAGCAAATTTGAAATTTAATAAATTAGATGAAGCATGAAATTAAGTGAAGCAAAAGGATTAAAAATTGGAACTAAATTACGTGTAACAAACGTAATCTCAGGACATGGGTATGCTGTAGGAGAGATTATAACTTTAGATAGAAAGTATACCAATACTACTTTCTACTCAGGCCAATGGTCGGTACGCTATGATGAAGTTGAATTATGTGTTAAGGATAAAGAGTCTATTAAAAAAGAAATAGATGATTTAAAAATGAACATAAAAGAACTTCAAGCTGAGTTAGACTACTTAGAAGAAATAAAATCCGATACATACGATCCTACTGAATTTAAAGTATATCAAACTTTAAAGGTTTTAAATGGTAAGAAGTTATCTGAAATAGATAAAACTAAAGCAATTGCTAAATTGATTAATGGAAAATAAAGCACTACGTTACAATAAGAATAAACCTAAGTTAAGCTTAATAGATCTTTCAAGAATGGAAGATTGTGCTAACGTTTTAGAATTCGGCGCTAAGAAGTATTCTAGAGATAATTGGAAAAAAGGGTTACCTTTATCTGAAATTCTAGACAGTATGCTTAGACATATAGCCGCAATTCAAAAAGGCGAATGGTTAGATCCTGAAAGTGGTTTACCGCATATAGGACATATTCAATGTAATGCTTTATTTCTAGGTAATCTAAACAATGTAATTGATTTAGAGGTTGAACAAATTGAAAGGACGATAAGTGGAAGAACAGCAGAAAGTAATAAATGAATTACCTCTAAGCAAGGTTAAAGCTAGTAGGGTTAATCCTAAAAGATTAGTAATTTATTCCAAACCTAAAACAGGTAAAACTACAGCTTATGCTGGATTGGAAAATAACTTATTAATAGATTTAGAGAATGGCTCGGACTATGTAGATGCTCTAAAAGTAAAAGCGTCTAGCCTTGCTGAGTTACGTGAAATTGGAGCTAAGATAAAAGCAGCTGGATATCCTTATAAATACGTTACCATTGATACGGTAACTATTTTAGAAGATATGGTTAAACCGTTAGCGCTTAAAAATTATCAAAATACTCCAATAGGAAAGAACTTTAAGGAAGATGATGTGTTGAAATTACCTCAAGGAGCTGGTTATTACTGGTTAAGAGAGGCATTTTTTCAAGTATTAAGTTATATTGATACATTTGCTCCTCATATTATTCTATCAGGCCATTTGAAGGATAAGCAGGTAGATGATAAGGGTGAAATGGTAATGGCGGCTAATATTGATTTAACAGGTAAGATAAAATCTCTTATTTGCGCAAATGCGGATGCTATAGGATATATGTTCAGAAGAGGTAATCAAACTATTCTTAGTTTTATACCTTCTGATGAGGTAACCTGTGGAGCTAGACCAGAGCATCTAAGAAATCAAGAAATAGTAATAGCTGAAGAAATTGACGGAAATTACATCACGTACTGGGAAAAAATTTATAAATAAAAATTAAACAATAAATATGAGTGTATTAAATTTTAAAGACGCAAAAGAATCAAATGTTAAAGTAGTTCAACGACTGGAGTATGGTAAACATCCTTCTGTAACTTTTCTAGGAGTAGAAGAAGTTGCTGAAGAAGGGCGTTCGCCTTACTTGAACGTTAAATTAGGTAACGGTGTAGCGGATCACAGTGAGCGTATGTTCACAAGCCCTAACGCATTGCCTTATACTCTTCGTAATTTACGTGAACTTGCGAAAGCGGCTGGTGTAAATATTCCCGATGAGATTTCGGTAGAAGCTTACAATCAAGCTATGACAGGTAAAAAATTCGCGTTAACATTAAATGGTGAAGAATATGAAGCAAAAGATGGGCAGGTTAAGATCAAAGCCGTTCTTGGTTATATGCCTTTCTGCGCTGCTGAAGGCCGTACTGACCAAATTTCATCAGAACGCGTAAAACGTTTAGTTCAATCTGAACCAGCTGCTGATGCTGGTCAAGCTACTGACGATTTACCCTTCTAATATCTAAAAATGATATTAAACTTTAAACCTGTTATTACTAAAGCAATAATTTTAGAACGAGTAACTGAAGAAGAAATTCTCCAATATTACTTAGAAGACTATTTAAATTTTTCGGATTTTATTAAGTCCCCTTTACGACCATTTGATAATCCAGATAAAAACCCTTCTTTTTCTTTTAAAAAGACTTATAACGGTTCTATAATCTGGCGTGATTGGGGTACTGGTAAATACGGAGATTGTTTTAATTTCGTAACAGAAAAATTTAATATCAGTTTTAAAGAAGCTTTAAGTAAGATTTATAATGATATGTGTTTGAACAATAAACCTATCATTAAAAGGGTTACTGAGTTTTATCAAACCAAACCAAGTTCGGGAAAGAAAGTTTTTAGACCTGAATTTAAACTGTTCTCCAGTATTGATATTCAATATTGGGGACAGTTTGGTATTGATTTAACTACTCTCGTAAAGTTCAATGTTAAAGCCTGTAATAGGTTATTTAAGACTGAAGAAGGTGAAGAGAAGTTATTACGTTATTATACTAATGATAGTCCTTTATATACGTATGAATATGAGCCTGGAATTTATAAGGTTTATGCTCCGTACGCTCCTAAAAAACAGAAATTTCTGTATAATGGAGGTCCGTCTATTATAGAAGGATATAATCAGTTAACAGATAAAGGAAAGTTATTGATAATAACTAAAAGCTTAAAAGACGTTATGTGTTTAAGCGAGCTGGGCTATGATGCAATATCATTACAAGGAGAAGGTAATATACTTACTTTGGAGATGTTAGAGATATTAGACCCTAGATTTGATAACATAATAGTCTTTTATGATAACGATCAAGCTGGTAGAGAAGGGGCTTCTAGAATAGAAGATAAATATGGGATTATGAATATTGAAATCCCTAATAACTACAACGCTAAGGATATATCAGATTTTATAAAGAAATATGGTAAATCTAAAGCAAAAGATTTAATGGAAAATTTGATAAATGGGAGAAGAGATTCTAAGAGTTGAATTACCTAATTTCGTTAGTCACGTTTTAATATCCAATCATCGGAGACCTGTTTATAGAACAACTCCTTCAGGTGAAATGGAGATAAAAAACAAACTATCGGTAGGTAAGCCAAGATTCTGGAAGATAAGCGGTCAATCGCTTATTGTAGGGATAGACGGGCATTTAAGAAACAAGGTTTTTAGGAATATGAAGGAGTATCTAAACTTTCAATTGAAAGATTTACCTCCAATTACACATTATCCTATTAGCATTGAAGCTGAAATGCATGAATTACCTGGTTTAAAGAACTGGGACATTAGTAATAAAAGTATAGTTTGGTTTAAGAACTTTGAAGACTGTTTACAAGCCTCTAATATTATCAAAGATGATAACGTAAGTCACGTTAAGAAATCAGGTGGATTAGAGTTTGTACCAGTGGAAAACGAAGAAGATCGTAAACTAGTATTTAAAGTCTATAAAGACGAGTATTTAAAGCCATTAGATGAGTATAAAAAAACGACTAGGACTGGTCCCATCTATTGGGACTCTTACAGCAATACTACTCTTTCAATACCTTTCGTGTCTAAGTCTGATTTGGTTTTTAAGCCAGAATTGGGAACAAAAGACATCGATTCAGATGCAGAAGGAGTTCAGTAAAAGAGATAGTATTTCTCAACAAAAAACACTTGATTATTCAAAAGATAGTTTGTATATTCGTGATCTGAAATAGATAGAATATGGAAATATTAGTTGAAATGTCTAATGGTGTTATTATAGGTGTCTATGCTTCTGAACAAGCTAAAGTTACCATAATTGACTGGGATCAAGCCAATTCGTTACGAATTAAGAACGAATACATGGACTTGATTGAAGGTAAAAAAGAAACTTTAATTGATTTAAAAGTATGATAGCTTTAATTGACGCTGATATTATTCTGTATAGAGTAGCTTGGGCTAAAAAAGATGAAACTGAAGAGGAAGTAGTAGAGAACTATTTAGATGAGTACTTTACTACTCTTCAATCTTCAACAGGTTGTTCTCAATATATAGGTTATTTAACAGGTAGAAATAACTTTAGATATGAGTTAGCTGTAAGCTTACCTTATAAGGGTAATAGAGTAAAGAAAGAAAAACCTGTATGGAAGGATTTCTTACGTAATGTACTTATTAATAAGTATCATTGTATAGTTGTAGATGGTATGGAAGCGGATGATGCTTTATCAATAACTCAGAGAGTTTTTATGAAGGATAATATTCCGTGTTTTATAGCCTCTACAGATAAAGATCTTCTACAGATTCAAGGCGAGCATTTTAACTTCGTTAAACAACTTTGGACAAGCGTTAGCGATTTAGATGCCGCTAAGAATTTATGGACACAGGTTTTAACTGGTGACTTAGGTACTGATAACATACCAGGATTACCTGGGATAGGTACGGTTAAAGCTGGTAAAATAATAGAGTCTGTTAAGTATCCTCATGAGGAATATAGAACAGCTGTATTAAACGAATACGTAAGATGCTATGGTGAATATGAAGGAATTCAAAAATTCACTGAGAATTTTATGCTAATAAAACTACTGGAAACTAAGGAAGATTTCTTAATACCAGCGGTTTGTAATTTTAAATAAATGAGAAAAGAGCATGTAGATTATACATTATCTACTATGTTTCTACTTCCAATGATAAATATCAATGAAGGTTGGTATTCAACATTTGTTAATACGAAGTTTACAGTTGATGATGAAATCATTATGATCTGTAAATCAGCTGAGAATGTTATAAATAATCATTTAATAAGAACTTTTATTAAAGATGATTTGTATTATTACGTATTTAAAGTACCAGAACACTTTAGAAAAGACTTTGAGCTTTTTAAAGAATCTAAATATTCCGAATTTTCAAACGATTTAAAAGCTAAGATATTGACTATTAAAGGAAATGAAAGTGAAGAATGTAGTGTTGTATTTAAATACGAAAGCCGAAAGAAATGGTTAGAAGATAAGATAGGTGTTGAATTAAAAAGCAATGCTGAACTATTATCAGCCGTAGATTTTTACAAAGAAGTAGAAGTATTGTAGCTACTAATCCTCTGAAATATGGGGATTAGTAGACGCTCTAATAGTATTAACGAGCTTTAAGTTGAATTAAAGCATCATCGTCATAGAAATATCTATTCAATTCATATAAAGTAGAGAGAAAAGGAGTATTTTTAAATACTTCTTTTTGACCTACTAAAGTACCAGATTGATTTCTATCTCCTTGTATAACACCTTCCCACATGAAATCGCTTAATGCAGCGCTATATTTATATAGCTTAGGCACTACTGTTGTAGGTGTTTGTAACGATTTAATAATATCAGGAGGATAATAACCTTGAGTTATATCTTCAGCTAATCGTCTATATCTAATAGCCCATGGATCTTTCTCATCATCATCGTCAAATAAGAATCCATAAGAGAACATCATCAGCATATACAATGAAAGACTTGTTAGCGATTCTATAACAGCTAATTTATCTTCAGGCTTCATCTGATCCCATTTATACGTAGGATTATTCTTTATGTGAAGAAGATTAGCTAAGTATTTCATAAATACCCAAACACGACCTTCGTTTACACGTTTTAACCATACGTAAGTATCTTCCCCATTCCTCTTAGTTAAATCTGGATCTAGTATATACTTACCTAATGAATCATCCTGGAATCTGTTTTGATATAGATTGTTTAGAATAGACGGTAGGTACTTCTTAAATTGTATTAGCCATCTTCCTAATGCGTATAACTCGATAGCAGTACGTTCTTCAGCTCTATAACCACCGTGTAATCGCTGCCCTACTCTACGAAGCTTCTCAGCTTCTAAAGCGCTTATACCATCTAATGTATCGCCTTGAGTAGTTTTACCTCTCACAGCGCCTGTATAGACTAATTCTCCGTCCTGTACTTCATAAGCCTCCCACATAGAAATCTCATTACCTAATCGGTCTTTTGTTTTCATATGTTTAAGCTGGGCTATCATAACAGTCAATTGACCATAATCTTCACCTATTCCGTGCATAAAGTACAGATTAGCTGAATCTAGGAATTTATTCTTAGCTGATAATAAATCAGATTTTCTTATAGCATAGTCATAGTTATCAGGTAAATATCTAAGCTTGTTAGCCATCATTAAAACCTTATTTTCATTATCTGGTTTTAACATACTTTCAAACATATATTTAACATATTCTCCATCGGCATATATCATATCCTGTAAAGAGAAATCTAAGTCTTCTGGATTGATACCTAACGATTTTAAGTCTTTAGCTATACTTCCTTTTAAAGCTTCTTTATGATTAAACATTAAAATCATAGCTGTGTTAAACGCAGCGGCAACTGGTTTCAACCACATCGCTGAAGCTGATACAAAGTTCTTCATAGCATCTAGTATCTTATCAGAATCTACTTTATAGGTCTTACCTTTATATTCTACACGTACAGTTTTACGCATAAATTTAGTAGGTTTCTTTTCATCTAGAATCTGTAAGAAGATTTGATTCTGTAAGAAATCAGCTGCTCTAGTAAAGTACTCGCTTTGATCTCCTATCTTAGTTATCTTTAATAAACTTACTAAACCTTGACCAAAAGAGTAAACATCGTCTAAATGTTTCTTTTTTAATAGATTAGTCATATAAGCTTTAAATATAATCTCAGTATTTAGAGTATGATTCTGTTCCGCTATTATATTAGAGTTACCTAAATATTTAAAAGGTATACCTACCATATCAGTATTCTGACCGTAATATTCTAAATCTAAGTAATTAGAAAGCTGTGATTCGAATATAAACTCAGCGCCTTTCTTAGAGAACAAAGAATATCTCTCACTAAATTCATCAGCCTTCATCGGAACTCTAGGCATAGAATCTTTACCAGGTAGTTCTTTATTAGCAGCTTGAAGTTTAGTAACAGGTTTACCGTTTTGATTAGTAAACGCTACCGAATTACCTACTTCTTTAGTTTCAGAATCTATCGTTTCTGTAAAGAATTTCCAGTAATCGTATTGAGCTTGAGAGTATTTACCGTTATTCACATCGTCTTGAGTTATCTGATTTCTATATAATCCTGTATCAGCTTGTGTATCACCACTAGTCCACATGAAAGAGAAAAGATCCGTATAGGATAATAGATTAATGCCTCCGAAAAAAGGCTTAGTTATTTGTTGTAAAGCAGCTTTATCTCCGTTTTGTTCAAAGTATTCTTTCAGAACTTCTCCGAATAAAACCTTGTGTTTATCTAAATAATAATCTAGTTCTTTTCTATAAGCATCTTGAGCTTTGAAGAATACACGTCTAAACATCTGTACCCAACGATTATCTATATCGTTCAAGTTACCAAACCAAGCTTTAAACCAGCCTATATCTTCAGTAGTTGTTTGTAGATTCTCGCCTTGTTCTTTTTCAAGATCTAATAACTCTTCAGTTAAAGAAAGAATTTCAGCTCCTCTAGTAGTCTCTTTAGAGAATCCATTAGGTGTAGGAGGTGCTTGAGCTATAAGCTCTGATAACCTCTTTCTTTTACGATTTATAATTTGCTCGATAGGAAGATTAGCTAATTCGGCATCATCCGCTATAGATTTCTTTACACCACCGTATTTTAAAGGATCAAATAATCCTTTCTCTTGAAGCGCTTGATATACTTCAGGATTCTCATTCTTAAAATAAGCTTCAATTGCTGATAGATAAGAATCAGTTTCTACTTCCAATGGATCTATCAAGCCTCTTAGAACTTTAGCTTTAGTTAAATGTACTACTGATAGCTTTCTAAACCTAGCATCAGGATTCAATTCTTTTATCATAATAGCTCTAAGCATAATTTCCATCTTAGCTCTAGATAATTGAGAATCATTTATATCAATATATTGAGAACCGTATGCTAGCAATTTAGCTGCTGTAGCATCATCTAAGAATCTATTACCACTCTTCCAGTCAATAATACTTAAGTCACCATTAAAGTGCTCTATAAGACCGTCTATAGTTGTAGCTATTCCCATTATAGGACTATGTACGATAGCTTCAGGTAACATCTTATCTTTATCCGCAGCCGCTACATTCTCTTCAAAGAAGTTTAAATCTAACTTTCTAAATATACGTTTTATATTATCAGTTAGCCAATCAAATGAAGTTAAATCAATTGGATCTGCTTCATTATAAACACCGTTAGCAATCTCTTGTAGTTTTTTATCTACAGCCGTTACATCTTTTCCTAGAGAGTTTAGAACATACTTTTCTATAATAGCGTGAACTGCAGTACCTATGGTAGCACCAGTTACTCTATCTTTCATAAGCTTTTCTTTATACTCGTTAAAAGTATATTCTTTTTCGTTTACAACGATAGTATCATTCTCATAGTCAAATTTACCTTTATTTCTAAAAGCGTATTCAGCTTTATTCTGAGCTATAACTTCAGGAGTTTTCTGTTCTTTATTACTAAAGGATTCTCCTATAAACTCTGTAAGACGTTTAAATATCTTACCTGTAACAATATCTTTATAAACATTGTTAATCTTATCTAGTATGATATTGGAGTTTTGCTCTTGAATATCTTTTAGATTATCCTGCTTATTAAATATTTTCTTATCAGTATCTGGTACAGGCTTTACAGGCTCAGGTTGCGAAAATAAATCTTTAAAGGATTTAGTATTACCCTCAGTATTAGTAAAATTACCTTCCTCATTTATAGAAGGTTCGTTGTTCTCATCTACATTAGATCCCCATACTTTGAAAGCGGTAGTTTGAGTAGTTAACCAAGCTTTTACAGCTATCTTTTCAGCTTCTTTCTCATCAGCTGTAATAGATTTAGCGTGCTCGTAAAGCTTATCAAATAGTTTACTGTTATTACCGTTAGGTGCTTTATACGTACAAGCCATTATGCGTTACAAATTATTTTGTTAGTTTTATTAGCCTCGTAGTATAACATAACTTGTTCATCAGTCATAGTAGGATCAAAATTAGATACGTTTTCGAAAACCTTTCTTATAAAAGAAGGATCTATTTGCGAATTTACGTTTTTTAATTCATTATTCAAAGTTAAATTATAACGAATTTTGTTTTGAGTTCCACCATCACTAGCCGTTTCTACAAACTTTTCTACAGATTCTATAGTATAATACTGCATATTAATACGAGTATAATCGGAATAGTTATGTAAAGCAATAGCTCTACCAGCTCCATAAGACCATCCCTTATCAGTTTTAATAAGTGTAAATTTTCCTTCTTCATTAGGGTATGGATTAGATATAGCCTGTACTATAAGAGTAGGGTCAAATTTAGAAGCTACGTCATAAGGTTTATATAACATATCTACATTGAATTGATATGTAACAGTAGGCATTTGTTTACCTACACGTTGATAATAAGCCTCAGTTTCAGTCTCTTTAACAAGTTTAAATACTATTTTATCACCTTGAATAGATTGAGATATCAGCGGATATTCAGATGCAAACTTAGTACCATCATCTTCAGCTATCTTCTTAAATTTAATCTCATATACCAAACTACCATCATCTGTAGCAGCGTTATAGAAACTTCTCTCAGCTGTACTTTTAGGTATAAACGGTAAAGAATCTGGGTAAGCTACACCTAAACTTATTCTAAAGTGTTCTTTAATATGTTCTAACAAAGAAGATGTTTTATTATCGGTTATATTATCCGAAAATACATTCTCTAAAATAACATCTATAGCGTTCAATGGCTCCGCCATGATGCTAGTAGGTAAGATGAGAGAATAGCTAGCTACTCCAAAGTTTAATCCTTGGTTCAAAGCAGCGTATTTAACGAAATCATGTTGGAAGTCGCTATATTCTTGAGTACTATCATTAAGTTCTTCGAAAGCTGTCCTAAGATTATCTATATCAACAGGATCTAAGTTAGAATCAAATCTAAATACTAGTTTAGAACCATAAGTTCTATTATCTTTATCTACTGTAAAGCTGGATAAGAACATATTAGTAGGATTCTTACGCTTCTCTTGGTTAAGTCTTTGTATAAATCTTTCATTCCAAGCTTGTACTCCGTTAAAGAACTTAGTATAATCACCTACTTTAACTTCAATAGAAGGCTCTTCGGTAGTATCGAATTTATAGGTTTTATCTTCAGCTTTGTATTCTATACCAGCTATCATATACTTTATAAACTCATTGCGAATTAACTCCGCATTGTTATTCTTACTCTTCTTATCTAATTTAAAAGACTTTCCTATATCCTCAGAGAATTTAATTAGAGTTTTATTATGTCTAAGTATAATCTTATTTATATAGTATTTCAAGCTTTTCAAAGCAGTATCCATAGCTCCGATATGTGGAGTAGTTTCTCTTGAGAAAGGATTTATATTACTAAATGCAAATTTACTACTTGTAACAGGTATAGTCTTAGTATCAGAATCTTTGTATAATATAGCACCTTCGTTAGTTTCGGTATGCGAAAACATCTCATCGCGAATATCAAATACATCCTGTAATTTATTATAGAAAACTGGAAGTATTCTAAGAGGGCCTAAATACCTACTAAAGTTAGATAGGCTTGTACCTGTAGCGTCTATTTTACTGAAAGCTTTTATAACAGCTTTTTGAATCAATAATTCTTCAATAGACATATCTGTAAGTTCTTTAAAAGCATCTTTCTCTAGAACTTCATCTGTTAGTTCGATAGATTCTACGACATCATCAATCTTAGCCATCTGCTCTTCGGTGTAACCTTTTTCTTTTAATAGGTTATTTATATAAGAACTAACTCCAGTTACATTTTTAAACTGATTAGCGTATCTAATAGAAGGCTGAATCATTAAACGTACAACTGTATTGAAAGGTATTCCCATCGCTACAGCTGCAATATACGCATTACCTGTTAAGTTAGTAGCGTTTATTATAGCTAGGATTTGTTCTTTTACGTTATCAATAGCCGCGTTTATAAGTAAGTCGATAGTTTCAGTACCGTATGTTATATGTGCGATTTGATTACCGTCTTTATCTAATCCGATTGTAATACTTAAATCTCCATTTGAATCACGCTCTTTCTTATAAAGAGAATTATAAACCTTACCGTTTAAGGTTACGTGATATTTAGATTTAATTATAACATTATTATCAAAGAAATCGCTTACAACTTTATCATTTAAACCTGCTTTGAGATTCTCTATAATAGTATTATATTTTATCTTACTAGCCTCTTTAGTAACTTTAGATAGAGCTTCTACAGCTTTATTATATTCTTCAGAAGTAGCCTCTAAATAAGCTTCTTTCTTTAAATCCATAGGAGCATTACGAGCTATTGCAGCGTGAGCATATGCTACAGCTTTAGCGTTATTAGCGAACAATCCTGTTAGCAAGTTACCTGAGAAGTTATCTTGATGCATCGCCATTTGATCTAAAGGATCGTTTAAATCCCTAGAACTAAATAACACTGCTTCCCGTTCCTTTTCACTATTAATAGGCTCTGTAATACCTTTAGCAGCTTGTTTAAGACGCGCTATCATATCGAAGATAGTTTCATCCCATTTACCGCCTGTAAAGTCTTTAACACGCGCTGTTGATATAGGACTCATCATAATAGCCTTATTACGTGAAGCTGTTATAACTTCAAGTACAACATCAGTCAAAGCGTTTTTAGTCGATTTACCTGCAAAGCCTTCATTACTAACAGTACCTCTCAGGTCTTTTAAATAACGTACTAATTCAGGTTTATTCTCAATAGCTTCTTGTCTTAATAATCCTTTAACACGTTCTATTTCAGATTTAAGAAACTCAGGTAATTCTTGGTCGTTTATCTTAACAGGCTCTGTACCTTGTTCACCATAATTTATAACAACTCCAATTGGAATAATTAACTTACCAGTTTCATCTATTAATTCTTTAGTAGCTAATTCCCTACGAATAATGTACAAAGCGTCGATATCATAATCGGAACCATGGAAGAATGTAATCTCACCTGGGGCTATTATAATATTAGAATTGTACTTATCGTTATAGAATCCTTTTACTACAATAGGAATAGCGCTATGCAATCCTGTTGAAGGAATACGGAAGCCTAGCATAGTATCAAATAGAATTCTATCGCCTACTTGTACTTTACCTTTATACATGTCAGGTAAGTATACTTCACAATACCCCTCATCATTACGCCATTTAAGAGGACTTAACTCCTGCTCATTAAGTATTGTTGATACTATTTCAGAACCATATTCTGATTGTAATACTAGTTTAGTACCTGGAAATTTAACTTGAACAGTAGCCTTAGAAATCATAGAAGAAAACTGTGTAAGTACTTTCTTGGTTAAAGAAGGCGTATTCAATGATGCTACATACTTCCCATTCTTCTTAGCTAAAAGAAGTTCTTGCTGAGCTTCTGTACCTGGAGTTCCCATAGTACGTGCTATGGCAGTACGTATAGTTGTTATAGTATCGTCTGTTATACGTCCTTTAAGTTTAAGTTCGTAACGTATCTTAGCTAAACCTTCGTTTATTATATCAGCTGTATATCTATATGCTTTTACAGCCTGTTCGATATTTTCACCTTCTAATCCTAGGTAGTACATAAGCTGAGTAGGCTGAGCTGTTAAACTATCTGTATCGTGCTGAGGATCAAGTTGAATCCTGAAATAGTCGTTACTAAGTGTAATTATAGAAGAATCTGTTATATCATGAATACCTGTTCTAGTATTGAATTTAGACATATTAGATTCTATAGGAGAACCTACTTTTACAGCAGATTCAAATACAGCTTCATCTACAGCATCAGCCTTATTATAAAGTGCTTCCAACTCGTTAAACTCGGAAGAGCTTAAAGTAGTACCGTTAATACGTTTTTCAGATAGCTCTATAGCACGATTTAAATCACGTTCTTCTAATCCTCTAAACTCCATATCAAATCTTAATTTCTTAAGTAGTGGAAACTGTTTAGCTAATTGGTCAGTTATTTCGATAGTAGAGTATTTTACAGCTCTAGGGACACCATTTGAATCTATACCATAGTACACAGCCTTCATAATTATACCTAAGCCTAAAGCACGTCCAAATCCTTTACGGATATTCTGAGCACGTCTTGATGTCATAAATCCTTGAGCATCTGTTTTGTTAAAATTTTTACCGAATAGTTTAGGGAATTCATTATAAAGTTGCTCGGTTATTTGACCGTAAGTATCTTGAAGTACAGCTACTTTATAGGTTTCTTTTAATCCAGTTATATTGTTTACAAATCCTTTATAACCTGTAGCAAATGCTATAGACATACGTTTAATAACATCATATTCGTTTTTAAAGAAAGCTGTATCGCCTATACCTACTTGATTCATAAAGTATGAAGTGGTATAGTAGTTTTTATAATAAAGCTCTATTAAAGGAAGTATTTCATCTACAGTAACTTTATAGTTGTTATGTGAAGGTAAGAAATCATTTAACCCTTTTTCAGGTAGATTTGCAAATCCTTTTAAAGAAGCATAAATACTTCTAATATCACCATCGAATAAGAATTTATTATCAACTAGATGCTGTGCTAATTCTTTAGCTCTATTATTCATCTTGTTCATAACATATTCTACAGCCTCTTCAATCTTAGCTGGATCTTTTAAATCTTCTTCTGAAAGAGTTTTTAAATCAAACAATCCAGTATTAGACTTATTCTTATCGTAGTTCTTAGGTACATTATCAGAGTTAAACTCATAAGAAGCATCTCTTGTAGAAGCCTGTACTACAGCTTTTCTAATATTGTTACGTATGATATCATCTTTCATGAAATCGAAAGCAGCTCCTACTATTCTAGGTTTATTTGATATAGTATAGAAGAAGTTTATAAATCCAGGCTTATTGGAATTATTTTTAATAAATCCAAAGAATCCATAGTTAATATGTCTTGATAACCAGTCTAATTCTTTCTCGTCTGAATATAAGATAGCATTTTCTTCGTTATCCAATTCCTTTATAGAATCGTGATTTACAAACTCCCTGATAGTCATATCACCTGACACTATCGGATTCTGTTTAAAGTATTTAGATTGAAAGAACTCAGGTTTAGTTAAAAACTTAGTAGTTAAAGATAATAAAGTATCTATCACTTGAGAGCTAGCTGTGTGAAGCCACGCTCTTTTACCATCTCCTCTTCTGTAAGAAGCTGACCTAGCCTTCTCACTACTGTTACTCAAAGCTTGAGATATGGTATTCAAGTTGCCGTTAGAAGATTGTAATACATCCTCTATATTTTTTAATCTTACTACGGCTTCGCTTTCATCATTAGCAGGTATAGTAACTAGTTGTACTTTAGACGCGGTTGAAATGTCAGTACCTTCAGCAGGTAAAGCATCTATATCACCTAATAAGAATTTAATAGTATCTATAAGACCGTCTATCTGACCAGCGTCTATTGTAAGAGAATCTGCGGATAAACCTATTGATTTATAAAACTCTTTTACAAGATCTAATTTCTTGTTATAATCTTCGAATCTTGCAGCGCTATATTCTATAAACTTATCTTTTAATTTCAAAGCTTGTTTATAGTTCTCGCTTACATAGAATTTAACATCTGCTTTTGCAGCTTGTTCTGTTGTTTCTTTTATTAGCGGTCTGTATACGTACACACGCGAACCGCCTTCTCTTGTAAACTCTCCTACTTTAAGATTCTGTTTATAAAGACTATTAGCGTTAGTGAATAATGTATTTAAAGTATTAGAGGCTTCAAACTTATTGTAATAGAATTTAAGTGTCTCAAAATCTAATCCAGTTTGTTCTGAAAGCTTAGTAAAGAATTTTAAGTTACTTTCATTACCTTCTCTAGAATAAACTACTCCTTTATAAATTAAAGTATCTATTGAACTACCTTTAATAGCGCGTGTTTCAAACACTATGTCTTTTGATATAGGACGGCCTTTGAAAATAGAAGCATTAGCTTTTTCTAAAAGCCCTTTGATTTTAACGTATATAGCGTCTTTACTTGACGTGTCTAAAGATCCGAAAGAACTCTTCAGTTGTGTCTCAAGTGTTTTAAAATCTTTAGTATTCAATCCTGTAATCTTAGACAGTATCATATAATATACAAATCTAGGATTAACTTGCTGTTTAGTAGCGGGATTAATTACTGTTGATAGGAATAGCTTTATCTCAGAAGATAGTTTACCTTCATGATTTACTAAATCAGATTCTTCGGTTTCTTTCTTAAGGCCCGCGCCTTCGCGTACTGCTTCTTCAAGACCTTCCTGATCGTCTTCAAAGTATTCAAGTATCTCAGTATTCTGTTTAAACTTGAACGAAGGAAATAGGTATTCTACAAGCTCTTCAGCCACAGTTCCCTTACCTTCTTTAGCTAGTAATAAATTATATTGATTTAATAAAGCTTCTGCTTTAGACTTCATATCCGCAGCTAAATTACCGCTTCTTAATTGCGATTCAAGTTTATATTTAGTAATAGCCGCTTCTTTAAGGAAATAATTAACAGCATCGTTAAAGCTTAATGGTACAAATCCTTTTTCAGTACTAGCTCCGTTAGTAATAAGATTGTTTAAGTTAGCTATTACAAATAGTTTAGACTTATTGAAAGCTTCACTAGTTCCAAATTGCTCTTTAACTTTTAAATAAGCTTTACCTTCCTCGAATGAACTAAAGTAAGGCTTACTAAATTTACCGCGTTCTATAGCTTCGAATACATCTTCGATAGTTTTAAAATCTCTTTTTATAAAAGTAAATATAGAACTAATGTAATCTAATATAGTATCTAAAGCTTTAGCGAACTTAGACTTCTTAGATTTATACTCCATGAACTTATCCGCTAACCACTCTTCTACATCTAAAGCACCTTCTTCTATAGCAAGTTTAGTTAATAAACCACGCTGTTCAGGCGATAGAAACTCGTCATATATCTTGTGGAATATTTCATGTCGTAATACTTTCTCATATACGCCGCCATCAATAACGTCTTCTAAGTATATAACACCCTTCTTAAAATAACCCCAGGCAGATAACCCATTAGTTATCTTAAACATAATAGATTGCTCTACTACCTTTAATTGATCTTCAGTTATAGAGGGTATTAACTTCTTAACAAAAGAAAGTAATTCTTGCTTAGGAACTATACGCCCTAAGTCAGATTGATCTTGTTTAATCAGAGGTTTTCCTGAAGATATAAACTCTTTAAATCCTTTTATATCTTGTTTAGAGCCTAATATGTTTAAGATAACTAATGGGTTATCTGCCTGGGGTTATTATTTCAATATTATTATTAAATTTATTAAAAAAATTAGTGTCTA